CCTATTATATACTTGTAATTTTCCATACTGTCAACCCCTCCAGATGTGACTGATACGGATAAGTCTTCTGTTCTTTCTTTTAAAAATCTTAAAAGTTTATTTATTACTGTTTCTAATTGCATTTAGCACTTCCATCTTCTCCGTGCCTGTCTTATTCTTGAATTAGGATCGTTTCTTGTTTTAGCTGATGCTCTTTTTAATTGTCCAAGAGATCTTGCGCAGTATGATTTTCTACGTTTGGCAGCTTTTGATCCTGGCTTCACTTTTCCAGTCACGGCTGTTTTTAATTTAGAACCAGGGTTAAGTCTTCTATAAGCTTTAACTCCAGCCTCTGTCATTCCAGCTCCACTTTTTGTGGATCTAAAATTCTTTTTGTTTCTTGCAGGCATTGTGCCTTTTGAATAATATTTTCTCATTATGCTGTCTTCTTTTTCTTTGCAAATGTTGCAGCTCTACTCGGTGTTGGTCCTGTATTAGCCACTGCTTGTTTTCTTCTTACGGCACCCGCACGTTGCCCTTTGGACATCGCTCTTGCTTTTGCAATAGGCACGCATTTTGGATAATTTTTTCTTTTTTCTCCACCACTTCTTCCACACTTCGGGTATGAGCCATCTGATTTTTTGTTTGCAATATCGACCCAGTTTTCCTTCACCCATGATCTTAAACCACCTTTTGAAAAATGCGTTCGCATTACGAATTCTTTCCGTAAGCTCTTCCTTTGCCTTTCATGGCTAACTTACATTTACTACCCATCTTAAATCCTGCTCTTCCACCTTTTGAAAAGTTCATCACCTCAAGATTTTTACCAGGATTTAATATAAATTCTTCCCCATCCATTTTAATAATGATTGGTATTTTTTTCTGTTTTTTTGGTTTACCTGCAGTAGGACCTGCTTGTTTTTCTTTTTTTTTTTGAATAAATTTAGATTCAGCCATTATACTTGTCCTCCTTTTAGATATCTCATTCTAGTCATGTCCATCATTCCACCACCCATAGCTTTTTTACGGCTACCTTTTTTTCCACCTGGTGTAATTTTACCTGAACAAACTCCAGAAGCATACATATTAGCATATGCTGATGGATATACTTTAAATTTTCTCTTCGCTGCTGCTTTTCCTTTTGGACAAAGTTTTGCCATTATTTTTTCCTTAATTTTTTAAAGTCCGCTCCAGTAATTTTACCAAACGGTGCTGCTATATCTATATTTTTTTGTTTACCTACAAGACCATTAGATCCACCTTTGTAACCAAATCTACGGCCCATCATTCCGCCGCCCATTTTATTTTCTCTCTTTGTAGCTTTTTCTTTTATATCAGCTAAAGTATTTTTTAATTTTAAACTAGAAGTTTTTGTTTTTTGTTTTAAAATATTTAATTTAGATAAAGCTTTTTCTTTTTTTGTTAGAGGAACATTTGGTTTCACAGAACTAATAGTTGGTGAAACTTTACCCTTACCAAAAATCTTTTTACCTGCTTTTACAAAACTAAATAGACTCATTATTTTTTTCCTCCGCCGTTTCTAAAAATTTGTGTACCCTTTATACCATAAATACTCGCCACGACAAGGATCCAAAGATTTGTGAACCATGACGGGAGCTGCGAGAACATATCGAAGAACAATTTTACCTTGTCCATCGCTGTTGGATCGTCCGATACGACTGCCCAAGCAAGCACCAACACGGGCAAACTTAAAATTATTAAAACTGCCTCGTCCTTCCAGTCTGATTGTCTGGCTTCTAAAAGTTTTCCCTGGTAAGCTTCCTCTCCAGAGGCCATACGAGAGGCATGCATCAGTTGTGCTTCTGACATTGCCATTTTCGTCTTCTGCTTGTTCTCGTAAATCTTACTTCCAGCAGAAACGGCTAGTTTAATTGCCGATAACCACATAATTTAGTACCAAGTAGCTTCTTTTTTCTTGTTAGCTAGCATTCTTTTAGTACCTCTAACTTTTTCCTTGTCTCCAGTAGGAATATAGTTGAAAGCACCATCAGCAGTAGTTTTAGATCTTGGATCTACCTCTACATTCTGCTCTGGAACCGCTATTTGTTTTGCTTTTTTATAGTTCATCATAATATTATCTCCTTAACATTAATTATCGTCCATTACAATAGCTGCTTGATCAATTCCTGACTTTGCAAGACTGACTCCAGCTCGTAATTTTGCTAAATCTTCGTTTTGATCCATTTTATCCTCTGCAAGATCTTGTGCTTGCATTAATTTAGACCTTTGAAGATCTTGATTTGCCTCATCATTTATTCTTTTTCTTTCATTTTCCATCGCACGTAAGTCAACTTCACGTGATTTTAGTTTTAATAGAGGGTCATTATCAAATTGTGACGTAATTTTTTTCTCTTCTTTCATATATTCTTCAGTCATCTCTGCAATTAAGATAGCTTTTCGTGCTTCAATTTGATTTGTTATCTGTTGTAACTGTGCTTGAACCTGTGGATTAGTCGCTGCCTGCTGTTGCATCATCATCATTTGTTGCATTTGTTCTCTAAACTCTAATTGTACTTGCTCTTGAGCCATAATTGATATGTGTTCAAGAATATTTTTTTGTATTGCAGCCATAACTGCAGGATTATTTCTTACAATATTAGTCGACATAAAATTTAAGTGAGCTGTAATGTGTGCTCTATGGTCTTGACCAGGAAAAGCTCTAAAAGGTTTGCCACCTAAAGCATTAATGTGTTCTAAACTTGGGTCCATCGGTGCTGTTGGCGCCGGTGGTGGTAAAACTGCATCAACATCTTTAACACCTATCGCTTCATACATTCCTCGATACACTTGATACATGTTATGTAATTGTGGATTTGATGTTGCAATCTGCAACTGTGTTTGTGCTAAAGTAATTCTTTGAGACATTGAAAAAATATTAGGATCAGCAACTGGTATTACATCAACTCTATCATCAAAATCTGATTGTTTAATATTTCTTGCACCACCTACAACATCAAATGGATATTCTGGTGGTAAATATTGTGAAACAATTTTAGATAATAATCTAAATTCTGATTTCATCGCTGCGTAACATCTTTTATGAATTGCAGACATAACTCTTGATCCTCTCTCAAGAAGAGCAATTGTAGTTCCTACAGCTGCACCTTGATTTCCATCGCCCACTTGCATATCAGCAATAGCCGCGAATCTTTGACCTGCTTGTACAACGATACCTAAAAGATTTAATAAAGTCTGTGATGGTTCTTTGTATGGTAAAGGAAAGAATGCATCTCTTAAATTTCCACCTGGTGCATCTACATCTTTAAATTCACCTGGTTGAATAGGTGATGCTTCATCCCTAACTCTTACACCTCTCTGCTTAAATCCTGCTGGAAGATTTGAGAGAGTTCCTGCATCTAATAATTGACGGAGAGCCGCCGTTGCCGTACGACTCAATCCGCCAATCATGTGAATGAGTCCAAAGCCATAAAATCCAAGTCCTGGCAGAAATTTAAAATGGACAAAATATTGGATCTTACTTTTCTTTAGATCATTGGGCGCATAGTTCCTTCTAATAGAAAGAACTTTTCTATTGCCTTCTTCTACAGTTACTACGTAGGGCAATTTTATTCCGGTTGGCTCATTTTGTGCATCAACCTCTTCAAAACCTTCTAGGTCTAAATTAACATGACATTCTAACAAAGTATATACAGGTTCATTCTTACCTGTTTTTTTTGTACCATCTAACTCACGTTCTTTTTTTGCAAGTTCCTTATTTGTGTCTGTGCCTGGAGGACCTAACTCTACATCTCTATAGAATCCTGACACTTGTTGTTTTCTTAATTCGTTTTCAGAAATTTTTATTTTATGAATAACTGCCTCCGCATCGTCTAATGAGGTAGCCGTATACGGGACAATTAATTCATCTGCAGGTACAAACTTTGATACGGCTCTGCCCATAGGGACATCGTAGTATACTTTTTTAAAAGTTGATCCTGCTAATGGTAAGTGAAATAACATAGAATCGAATTCCGATTCATACTCTTTCATCTGATCCATAATTAGGTAATTCATAAAATCCTTAACACGATTTGCTTGTTGTTCTGTTCCAGGATTTTTAACACCAATAACCTGTGTTCTTACAGGTCCATCTGATGGTAGTAATTCTTTGTAAGCTTGTGCTTGAAACTGTGTGACTGCTTCAGCAAGAACTGGGTGAGTTGCACCACTAGCTCCTTGAAAAGGTTCAGTTCTATTTTCATATTTAAATCCTAAAAGATCTAAACCTGTGATATACGCTTGTTCCCATTCTTTTCTTGAAGTTTTATAATCCATATAATTTTGAGTCATCTCATTACCAATTGGATCTAAAACATCATCTGGTAAAAGATCTGCTAAATTATCAAAATGTGATTCTGTTCCAGGTACATTAATTGAACCTGGTTCGTAATCGATAGTTGCTCCACCATCTTCTTCAGGGATAACTTCGATTGGTCCTTTTTCTGGTTGTTTTTCCTGAACAGCAATTTCTTGTATTTCTTCATCCGAAGGAATCTCAAGTTTATTTCTAGTGTTCGGGAGTCCTTTGTCTATTTCTGCCATATATTACTCCTAGTAGTTTCTAACACGGTTTTTAAGGGATAGCAACCCTAGAGGTTGAGGCCCTGATTCTGGAGGAGGTCCTGATGGATCACCTGCTTCTTTTGCAATACCACCACCTGCAGCTTGAAATTCATCTATTCTTTGTGAACCACCAATGCCTGGATCATAGTATCCTCGTTCTTCTGCTCGTTTTAATCTTTCCTCTGCAAATTTTGCTTCTGCTGCTCTATCTTTTTTTGCTTGTGATTCATACATATTTAAATCAAAAAAATCTCCAGTCTCTAGTTGTGGGTTTACTCTCGTAAAAGGTTGCATAGCTTTTAATACATCTTGTTCAGTTGTTACTTTACCAGGTCTGCTGACATATTGTTTTGGTTCACCTAATTTATTTAAACCACTTAAATAACCTTGATAAACATCTGTTAGTTTATCTGCTTGTCCGTATCTTGGATCAGATTTTTTTAATTGTTCTTTCATGTCTTTACCAGCAAAACCAAAAGTTAAATTAGAAATTATCTCATCTTTGTTTGCACCAGTTGCATAATCTGTTGCTGCAAAGAAACCACCAAAAATTATTTCAGGAGCAATTAATCCTGCACCAAGAACTTTAGTTACATTAGCTACAGCTTTTGCACCTTTTGCTGTTTTAGTAATATTGTTTATTTTATTTATATTTAATCTATCTGCAGGTGATAAATTATCTCCACTTCTAACTTTTTCTAAACCTTTTCTAATACATGATATACTTGCACCTGCATCAAAATTTATTCTGCCACCTTCTTTTGCTGCTTTTGGTCCACAACCTATCGCTGCATATTTTTGTAATAAATTTTTTTGCAATGAATCTTTTCCTAGTTTTAATATTTCATCTGCTTTAGCAGATTTAGAATCTATTTTTTTTAATGTAGTGCCTGCTTCATCTGGAGCAATAGCAATACTTGGATCAGGTAATTTTTCTTTAATCATTAACCCTCCATCAAAGCCTGTTGCTTTGACATTTAATCTAGCTTTTGTTTTTGCATATTGAGGAAATTTTTTTCTTAACGCTCTATCTTCTTTTTGTTTTTGAGCTATCGCCATTCTTTTTTCTGAAACAGATAAATTTTTATTATTCTGTATGTCATAAATATCTTTTGATATAGCTACTATTTTTTTTTCAAAAGGGTGATATTGTTTTATGTTTATATCTGCTGGTAGATAACCTAAATTTTTTAAAGTATCTAACTCTCCTAAAGATAAGTGAGCAAGTTGCAATCCATCTTTACCAGCTAATTTAGTTAAGATAGCAGGATTCGATCTGTATAAGTCTTTAGCTTTTCTGGCTTCTGCATATTTAGAAGTATTTTCTATTCTTTTTTTACCAGCTGATTTGTATTTTAATTTTTCACCATACTTATCTTGTTCTTTTCTAGTAACAACTGATTTTCCAGAATATTCACTATCTCCTCTTAAATCTTTTTTATTTTGTTCAAATAGTTTATCTTCTATTTTTATAGGAGGTGCATTGTCAATTGCAGCTTGAACTTCTTCTAAAGTACGCATTGCTGCATATTGATTTTTACCAGGAGTTTTAGCATAAACAGTTCCAAATCTATTTGATCGTGGATATTGATATACATCTGTTTTAACAGGACTAGTGTCCGGGGGTGGTTGACTACCTCTTTTTAATTCTACTCTTATCTCGTCATCATCATATAGATCGATAGTAGCTAACAAATCTTTCATTATTCTCCTAATAGTCTTGCAACACCGCCTGATGCAAAGTCTGGTTCGTTATCAGGAGCTGGTCCATATTTTTCCTCTAGATATTCTGCTTGTTGTACTGGATCTTCGTTAATAGCTTTTGTTTTATCTTTTTTTCTTTTAGATTCTACAAATTCTTTTATAGTTGGTTTATTATCTCCTCTTGCAATTATTTTTAATCTACTTGTGTCGGACATTAAATCATCAATACTGTTTACTAAATTTTCTCCATCAAATTCCATATCACCATCTGGATTCATAACTCGTGGTTCAGGTTCTACTGCATAAAATTCAGCTGATGGTCTTGGATCACCTTCATCAGCTAAAGGTTTTTTGTAAACAAGATCAACAGACTCTTCACCAACGTTTGTTGGTGATTCATAAGATACTCTGATCTCACCTGTATCTGTATTTCTATAAACTGTTACATCTTCAAATTTATCTATATTTAATCTATGCACACTTTCTCTTTCCTGTGTTGCAA